ACATTGAAGTAATACCTGAACTAGTACAAGGACATTATGATTGGTTCTTTGAAGAATTTGAAGCATTTACTAGACGACAAGAACTAGAACGTGCTATTCTTAAGGCTGCTGACTTGCTTGAGAAAGGTGAGTTCGAACCAGTTGAAAAACTTATCAAAGATGCAGTACAAATCAGTCTACAGAAAGACATGGGTACAGATTACTTCTTAGATCCTGCAGGTCGTATCAACAAATACTTTAACAGTGGTGGACAAGTAAGTACAGGCTGGCCCCAACTTGATAAAATCTTGTATGGGGGTTTCAGTCGAGGTGAGTTGAATATCTTTGCAGGTGGTTCGGGTTCAGGTAAGTCACTTGTTATGATGAACATTGCATTGAACTGGTTGCAAACAGGGATGAGTGGTGTTTATGTTACACTTGAGTTGAGTGAAGAACTAACTAGTTTGCGTACAGATGCGATGTTAACTAACATGGGTACAAAAGATATTCGTAGAGATATTGGATCAACTGAACTTAAAGTTAAAATGGTAGGTAAAAAGTCAGGACAATATCGTGTTAAAGCACTACCCGCACAAAGTAATGTAAATGATATTCGTGCTTATTTAAAAGAAGTACAGATCCAAACAGGTATTAAAATTGACTTTGTTATGATTGACTATTTGGATCTAGTAATGCCGGTATCTGTTAAAGTCAATCCTAATGACCAGTTTATTAAAGACAAGTATGTTGCTGAAGAATTACGTAATCTTGCAAAAGAGATGGGTATATTGATGGTAACTGCAAGTCAATTGAATCGTACAGCGGTTGATGAAATTGAGTTTGACCATAGTCACATTGCTGGTGGTATCAGTAAGATTAATACAGCAGATAATGTGTTTGGTATCTTTACAAGTCGCAGTATGAGAGAACGTGGAAAGTATCAAATTCAATGTATGAAAAGTCGTAGTTCAACGGGTGTAGGACAAAAGATTGATTTAGATTATAATGTAGAAACCATGAGAATTAGTGATTCCGGTGGTGACGGTGAAGATAGTTACAGACCACAACCTAGCGCCACTGATATTATGAATAAGTTAAAACCCCAATCTACATTACAGTCTACAGAACCTATTATAGATCAATCTACAGGCGAGATATTAGAACCTGAAAACAAGAAAGTTGTAGTAGATGTTCAGGGGTCAAAGCTTAAAAACTTACTTAATAGTTTAAAGAAATAATCCTTAAAATAGATAAATACTATTAGGAAATTAATATGCAAAAACAAACTCGCAGCCTTCTGCAGGAATTGGAAGCTATCGGCAATAATCGTGATACAAGTCATGTTATTGAGAGTAGAGCCCACAACATCATTACCAGTGCTATTAATTTATTAGAAATGATTAATAGGAACTATCCTAAAGAACAAGCAGAAATATTAGAGAGAAAGTTGCTTGGGGCGATTAAAAGCCGTGATCAAGGTAAGTTTTCTAAATCAATAAAGAAGAATAGCGACAAAGAGCAGTTATGAATTTAGCGGAAACATTAGCATTACTTAAATCTAAAATTGACAAACTATCTATAAATGAAGATAAAGGTCATTTAGACCACCCAGAAGATTTAATCTTTTTAGGCGGTAGTGAGGGTGCTAATCGTGCTATACAAGCTACTGTTGCTACAGTTAAAAATCCGGCAACTGTTACCATTAAATGGGATGGATATCCTGCATTAATATTTGGACGTAATAGTTCAGGTAAGTTTAGTATTATGGACAAACATATGTTCAATAAGAAAGACGGCACAGGACGTCAAGTATTCAGTCCTGAACAATTTGTACAATATGATCAAGCACGTAGTGTAGAGCGTGATAGTTTATGGCCTATTATTACTGAAATATGGCCTGGATTAGAAAAAGCTAGCAAAGGTGCTAAGGGTTATTACTGGGGTGATTTGTTATTTCATCAACCATTAAACGACCAAAACGGTAACTATGTTTTCAAAGCTAATCCTAATGGTATTACTTATAAAGTAGAAGCTAATAGCCCAATTGGTAAATTAATGAGTGGAAAACGTGCTGGTATAGCAGTACATCAGTATATTGATCCTAACGCAATGACTACAGATGAAGCAGTTACATTGGATGGTAATATAGGACAATTAAAAAATAATAGTGATGTTGCAATTGTTCCTAGTGCTATGCCAACAGCACCTAAGCTTAAGATAGATAACACTTTATTAAAGAACGCACAGAATGCAATAAAGAAATATGGTCCTGCAGTGGATCAATTGATGAATACTGCCCCACAAGCACGTAATACATTTAATCAATTGTTTACTGTATATATTAACAAGAAGATTGTTTCGGGCGATTTAAACAATCTTGCTAGTGGTTTTATGGATTTTGTAGAAACTAGACCTATGACTGACAAAATGAAAGCTAAGATAAGTGAACATCTTAATAATAATAAAGATGCTATTGTTGGAGCATTTACTATATGGATTGCAATGTACAACCTAAAAATGTCTGTAGTTAGTCAATTAAATAAAGCCGCAGAAGTTAGTCCTGTTAAAGGATATTTAGAAGACGGAACCGAGACACATGAAGGTTTTGTATCAAATGGCTTAAAATTTGTAGATAGAATGGGCTTTAGTCGTCAAAATCTAGCCAGAAGATAAGCCCAAAACCAACATTTTTTGTTGCCAGGCATAAATAATAGTAGAGCTATATGCTCACAAACTTAAAGGAATTTTATCATGGCACAATTTACACGTGTAAACGGCGACTATCTACCAGTCATTAACTATGACGCACCTGACTATACAAATAGCGGTGTAAACGCAGTTACTTCTGGAGCAACTGTTCAACCACAAGGTCCAAAATTGGACTTCTTCACAGTCACTTTTGACGGTGCATTGACTACAACACAATTGAATGTAGCTGTTCAGACTATTCAACAATTAGCTACAATCTATATGTATGAGTATACAGATACAGGTAATGACACATTAGCTGTTGCTTTATATCCAGTTGGCGCATGGACAACTACAAGTTTAGACACTGCATTGACTGCGGCTGTTGAGGCTGTAACAGTTACAGCTACTGCTACATTCACAGGTTAATTTTAACTTGAACAAAAGGACCCGAGAAATTCTCGGGTTTTTTTACCTCTATTAAATAGTAATATGAGTTATAAGATTACTTGTTATACATTATTTGATATTACACCAACTGGAGTAATGAATCGGCATCGTCCTGTTGAAAAAGAACAAATACCTGAATGGTTACATAAAAGAAATACACAATGTAATTTTGACACGGTATTACAAGCAGTATCATTGAGAAGTCAACCTGAAATATTAAATATGCCAAAAAAAATAGAAATAAGATTTGATGAATTTGGTGATTTTGGATTTCTGTTTGAACAACGTGAAAATGAAATTTATAATTGCTGGTCTTTTGATTTTGAAATACAACATGCTAGTGTTTTTAATGACGGTACTAATGAATTAGGAGCATTGTATAGTGATTGTGACAATGTTCCAATGATCAAAACAGACACTAGTTGGAGTGAATTACCTTCATTTTTAGATACCAGTGCCGAACTACGTAATATATATTTTAAAGTTGTAGAATATGATTAAACGATATAATGCCGAAAAACAGTTAGCTAAATTAATGAAACCCAATATTATTGGGGATTTAGAAGATGTTATAATTTTTCAAAATACTGATGGTAGCTATGAGTTATTCAATATGTATCATATTACTAAAAATGAAAATAATGAATATATAGTAACAATGCATACTACATTTACTATTCATAATTTTAACACACTTAAACATGCTGTAGCATGGTGTACATTTGACAAAAGAAATATGTTTTATCAGGCTAATAGGATATTAAAATTGGATAATTTACTAGCTGGGTTGGAAGTAGATATATCATTACATACCAAAATCTTCAAAAATGCCAAAGATACGGACAATCGTCTAATAGTTTTATCCAAATTAAGTGAGGATAAGCTGAAAAAAAGACGGTATACGGATGAATTGTACACATATATTAATGATTCTAAAAAATGGCAAACTAAAAGATTTGACACAAAACCCTAACAATAAAACAAAAAAGATAAATACTTTATATTAGTCTTGGAATATAACTATGAAATTAACCGAATTCGACAACAAAAAAATATCAACAGCTTCTAGAGCTTTGAATGAACACTATTCTCTTCCGTTTAATACAAAGAGAATGACTGTAACTGAAACTAAGTCTATGCTTGGTAAAGTTCGTGGATTGATTAATGAAACCAAATCATCTACTGACTTTTATCAAAGCCAAACTAGTCCATCGTACATGAAACTAGTGTTTATGGAACAAGCATTAGCTGACCATTTTAACTATTTACAGTCACTACCTAAAACTCGTATCGTTGTAGAGAACGAAGAAGTTGAAAAATCACAGGTTGTTCTTGCAGCCCAAGACATGGTAGACCAAGTACAAAAAATGGTTGAAGAAGTATCTGATATGTTAGTAAAAGAATTACCAGCATTAACATCAGGTGTTCAAAGCGAAATTGGCGTAAATGAAAGTGAATCTTTCAACCAACAAGTTACTGAAGCACTAACTGCACTACAAGCCGCATTGACACAATCTAAAGGCACATTACAATCTGCATTGAACGGT